GCGGCGCGCAAACCGGAAAGCAACCATGAAAATTCGGTTCACCAAACTGCAGGCCGGCGAAATCGCTCACAAAGCCTGCATCGTCCGAGACGATGAAGACCTGCGCGAATCGTATGAACTGACTGAGGAGCAAGCGGAAGAGTTCGCATACGCCTTTTTGGCGGCTGAACTCTGTGGCGGAGAAGTCGAGGTGCAGCCAGAATGGGCTGACGTTATCGACGGCGAGATCGAAAACGCTCTTGAGATTGCTCAGTCGTGGCTGGAAGACGAAGGCCCCACGGTTCTGTCCTACATCCGATCAATGCGCCAAGCCGCGAACAAGGTGCGGCAAGCCTTCCCCACGAAAACTGAATAAAACCCAACCCGCCCGGCTCCGGCCGGGCAAACCTGAACCTGGAGAATCTGAACATGAACGCACACACGCCTGGCCCTTGGGCCACGCAAACCTATAATCCCGGCCACGACGCCGACGGCGATGCGTTTGAGTCGCAGCATCGGATTGTTGCCCTTCACTGCGAAGTTGCAACCGGCATTCAATGCAACGCCGACTCCCGCCTAATCGTAGCCGCGCCCGATTTACTTGCTGCTTTGCTTCAAATTGCAGCGTTAGCCGAATACAACACAACCGGCCCGGGGAAATGCAAAAGCGAAAAACTGACTGCAGAACAGGCCACAAGTTTGAGAAAAAGCATATCGGACATCGCTCGCGCAGCCATTGCCAAGGCTACTGAATGAAGAAAGACACCCGCCCCTCAGCCAGCCGCGTAGCCGCCCACCGTGCGCGGCTGCGCGAGCAGGGTCTGCGCCCGCTAGAGGTCTGGGCGTACCCAGAGCATCATCCAGCCATCAAGGAGTTTGCCGCCAATGTTCAAAGACAACCCAGCGTGGCCGTTCGGCCGGATGCGCAAGCCGGTGAAGCAGACCCGCCGGAAGCGATACCCGAGTGATATGCCGCCGGCGAAGTTCTAGCGCGCCTCGATCCACAGCCCAACATTGGCAACCGCGTACCCGGCAAACGCCAGTGCCAGGCCGGGCTGGCCAGAGCGGTACAGGTCGGCGGCGATGGCTGCGTAGACAACGCCGACAGCGGCGATCAGTGCGGCGCTCATATGCGAAACCTTCTGCGTTAGCGCGCCTGCATTGCCCTGCGCAGTTGGTTGACGTATTCCAATTGCTCTGCAGTAGGCGTTAATGCGGACGGATCGCCAGTAAGAATCCTGGCCGCAACGGTTGACGCTCGATCAACGGGGTCATTGCTGTAACGGCTGAATTCACGCTCTTGCTCAGGCGACAGCGCAAACTGCGGCGGCGCTACAGTGCCGGTGCGCATATGCACCCTTGCCGCCTCGTTTTGCATAACCGCATCTAGCTCTTTATTACTCAGGCGCGAATACGGATTCATCACAATCTGGTTGTCTTCCGCTGCCATCCCGGCAACGTGCGGATTGCTTTGAAAGTATTGGTCTTCGCCTGGGAATAGCTTGCTGCGTACCGGGATGCCGTGGATCAGGCTTGGCTTTACGCCTAGCAGTCCAGTCGCCGCCCCAGCCGATGGTCGCTGAGCATCAAGCAATCCCTGTTGTTGACTAAACCAATCCATTCTCAAACCTCCATCAATTCGCCACGGAACTCGACCACACCCTCGCCCACCACGTTGACCACCTCGGGCCACAGCAGGCGACCACCGCGCCAAGTCATCACCACAAACCCCGAGCGCCAATCCGCTGGCGAGTCCTCCCGATACATGAACGCCGGCCAATCCGGCTCAGCCAGCATCCCGGTGTCAACTCCGTATGCGGTGCGCTTGTCGGCGTATGCCGAAATAGGCATAACCTTCAGGCTGTGCAGGTGGCCGGTGACAAATGACATACCCATTGAGCCGCGCACGTTGTTGGCAGGCGCGTACATACCGCCTCGGTATCGGTGTTTGATAACCGTGTCGTCGTTCACCCTTAGCGACCAGCAGAATTGCCACTCTGGAAACAGCGTGCGCAAGTCCAAGCCAGGCATGTCTGCCAACTGCGGGGCTTGGGTGGCCAGGTAGGTATGCAGCCGGATGTCGTGGTTGCCCAGCGTCCAGATGCGCAGCGCACCCTTCGATAATTCGGCGATTTCCGTCAACCGCTCTTGGCAGGCGCGCAGCTCTGCCGCCGGTGTGTGCGGCTTTTCGCCAAACATCGGCGGGTGTCGGCTGATGCTTGCACCGTCCAGTGCATCGCCGTTGCACACAACAAGCGCGGGGCGCAACTCGGGCAGCAACTTCAGCAGGGCGCGATTCGCAGTTGAGATACAGTCTGGCTGAAAGTGGGCGTCCGAGAACACCACCGCGCGCCCGTCTGTGATCGTTGTGCTGATGCGTCCGATGCTGCGCTCTACCATCGCCCTTGTTGGAAGGCCCTGTGCATCCATGGCCGACTTGGCCGGAGCAACGCCTACAGCACGCATGCGCGTCACCATTGCGCGCGTGGACATACCAAACTTTGCTGCCAGTTTTGCTGGGCTTTTGGTTTCGCGTAAAGCCTCCAGCAACTGCTCATCCGTGAACTTGCGCACAGCCATCAGGCACCCATCTCGCCCGCAGGCTCTAGCACTTCAATCGTTTCGATCATGCCAACAGGGATCTCGGTGACATGCGCGTGCCCGCCATCGGTGAGCGTAGCCACCACCTGGCACCAGTTTTCATCTAGGTGCACCAGCCAGCCCACAGTGAGGCAGATGTGCATGGCCTTGCCTTTGGGCGGCTTGGGTTGTTGGCCTTCTTGCCAGTGCGGGGATGTCGACATTGCTGCGTCCGTCCACTTCACCCGCACCATCACCGCAGGCTTAGATCCGCTTTTTTTCTTCTTGCTCGTAGTCACGCGCACAGAACTCCAAAAGCTCAGAAACCCGCAGCAAAGCGGAGCCAGCTCGCAACGCGGTAATCCGCATGCCGATAGGCACCGGGCCGTCGCAAGCCACTTGAATGTCGAACGTCGGCCCTTGCGCTTGGGCCGGAACCATCGCAGCCACAAACGCAAAAGCGGCTTTCATGGCTGATCGCTAATGGGCGTTGCGCCCAGCCCTCTGGAGCGGCTTGTAGTGAACGAGGAACCAAGCCAGAAGCCCGCTACAGCCCCCAGGACGCCCGTCACCACGCTGCTAGCAATGGCTGCACGCAGTTCACTGGTGAACCCATCCCCGCCCGTCAGTACCGCGTACACGGTGCCGTAGAGAAGCGGCAGCAGGGCAAGGCTGATCCAGAACGCCGGCATGCGGATAAAGCTGGCCCCATCCGCCGCAGTCCTTGCGGAGAACTCGCGTGCAGCGCTGATGCCGCCGCCAATCTCTTGCAGCTCGTACCACATGGCCTGCACGGCTTCCGTCGCCTGCTTGCGCATCTGCGGATCGGCCTGCACGGTTTCCACAGCGGCCTGCAGGTTGGGCGTGTTGGTGGCCGCAATCACTGTCTCGGCAACCTTCTGCGCAATGGCCGCCGTCTTGTCAGTCTTTGGCCCGCTGCCGAACAGCTTGGCAATCTCGGGGATCGCAGAGATAAGGCTCGGCATGAGCGCCGCGACGATTGGGGCCATGTGGTTGTCCGTATGGATTGCAGCGACGGGCTGCATGGATGGGAAGTCGCCAACATCCGGCACGCTGGCGGGTGGCGTATTAACGGCGGGCGTTATTTCCGTTTGGATAAACAGCGCACGCTCTGCGGCACGCCTGCGCACTAAGCCAGGCAGTTGCTTGCCAGCGGCATACGTCCAGCGTGCAAACTGCTCGGCAGCACCCGCGTAGTTGTGGGCATTCAGCAGGCGCAGCAAGGTGGACTTGCGCAGGGCTTCCGCGCCCAGGTTGTAGGCGAAGCTAACAAGCGCGGCAAACTGGTTGGAGTTGAGCGGCACCAGCACCATGCGCTCGACTTCGCGCTCAAACGCCCGTAAATCACTGCGCAGATATTCCTCGGCCTGCTCTGCGGTGATCTGCTCGCCCATCTGCACCTTGTAGCCCGTGGGATACACGGTGGTGCCGTAGCCGATGGTTAAAACGCCTGCTGGGCACCGATACGCGCGCAGCCGCAGCCCCTCGAACTCTTTTATAAGTTCGACGCCGGCCTGGTTGGTGAACATCGGCTACTTGATGAACTTGGCACCAAACTGCGCGAGCGTAAACAGCACTAACGCAGCAAGCCACACGCCGACGCCACGGTTTATCCACTGGTCAACCTTGCGATCAGTTTTGACAATGGCCGCTTCGTTGACTGCGATTTTCGTCTCGCAGGCACCGATGCGCTCATCTTGTGTCGTCTGGCGCTCTTCGATCAGCACCAAGCGCATTACCGCGTCGGTGAGTTTGTCTACTTTGGCTTCCAGCCGCAGGAAATCCGGATCACTTGTCATGGCGTCAAGCTTTCATAATGTAAGCAAGCGCGTAGTACGGCGGCAGGTTTGCGTTGGTGGCAGATGAGCCATCGGTCGACGTACTGCCAGACACAGAAACGCTGTGGGTGTGATCGCCAACACCGTTGATGCTGATGCCGGTAGCCGCTCCGTCTGTTGTTCCGTTGTTTGCGTAACCCGAAAGGAACACTGCAGTGCCGTTGCTCAGAATCTGCGTGCCTGTTGTATTGGTGTGCGAGTGGCCGGGGTCGTTGACTGAGTGCGAGTGCGAGCCTGCGCCAGCGGTAGTGCCCGATGCACTAACGGTGTGAGAGTGGGAAACAAGCGTGGCATTCGCAGAGCCACCTGTAGCGCCGACCACATATCCACTGCCTGCCGCCACTACAAAACGGTCTTGCAGGTTAGGCGTACCGTTTGAGCCGTTGCACAAAAACCAGCCAGATGGAATGGCCGCTGTAGAGCCAGACCACATGCAGATGATGCCGGCAGGAAGCCGTGCATATGTTTGCGCGATAAACGATGCATGCGCTCTGAAGTAGTCGTCTATCGTTCCCCTGGCAGATTCGCCGCCTGCCGGTGAGTTAGACGCCGCTGTGGTTGACAGGTCGGTTATTGCTGATGGTACGGGCATGGTTCATCCGGGCAAAAAAATAGCGCCGTATCGGAGTTCTCCGACAGCGTGGCGCTGGGTGGCGTGGCAGGATGTGGCGGTTATAGAAAGGCGTCTGATGGATAGCGAGCAGTACTACAGAATCCTGGCGGTGGCGGCCATCTCTGCGGTTGTGCCGACCGTTGTGTCACTGATTCAGCAAGCCTTGCAGCGCAGGGCTGAGCGCAACACCACCCGGCACGGCAAGCCTGCGAGCCGCGTCCGATAGCAACCCGTAGCCTGCGCCCTGGCGTCCGGTGAGCAAGTTGGATAGCGCACGCTGGCCGGTGGCGGTGTAAGCCAATGCTGGCGGCAAACCAAGCGCCAGCCACGGACTTAACGCCACCGAACCAGTTGCGAGCGCAGCCGGAATAGCTGCTGCCATTGTTCTGCCCGGCGTCCCAGAATCAGGCACCTTTTGCGCAAGCACCGACCTGCCAGCGTCCGATAAGTCTTGCATCAACGAAGCGCCCCTTGCAAACCCAGATCTTGTTGGGTCTTCAGCGCGGACAGCTCTTTGCAGTTGTGCCGGACTGAAAACACCATCAACCGCGCCAAGAGAGTCGGCAGCACCCTCTGCGCGAACATAGTTTGCATATGCTTTATTGGCAGCTTGCAACTGGGCTGCTGCGCCAGGAGGGGCCTGCCTGGAAATCTCATCTTGCAGCGCTTTGTGCGCCTTTTGAAGCGCTTGCCCAAGCTCTCTGTTGTCAAAAGACGGGTCGCTTATGTATCCGCTGGCTTTCCTGCGCAATTCAGCGGTAGCGCCCTGCAGGTCTTCCGGCGTCAGGTATCCGTTTTTTGCTCGATCAAAGACGTTTGCCTGTATTAAGCCTTCCAGCTCGTTGGCAACATTTGGCTTTAGGCCCGATCCGGCTTTCACTGCATTCATGGCCGACACCAACTGCCGATCCATCGCAATTGGGCCGACCGCATTCAAAGCGTTGTCGTAAGCCTGATTCTTGCGATCCCAAACAAATTGAGCCGCTTCCCTGCCAACCATGCCTTTTGGGAGCTTTTCTTTAAGAGGCCCAAGCGCGCGATTCCATGCGGCTTGGTTAAATTGATCGTTTGCTCTGCGCTGCCCGTTGTTGATTGCAGCGCCAAAAATGGGAACGCTTGAAAGTTTTTCTTCTGCAGATCGAAAGCCGCCGCCCATGATCTGGCCGACGGTTGGCGTGACGCCTTCGCGCTGCAGCAACGCCACCTGCGGGTTGACGGTAGGAGAAATCATCCCTGCCAGCGCCCTGCCGCCCGCACCAAAAGCTGCGCCACCAGCAGCGCCCGCCATTACCTGCTTGCGTTTCTCATCCCAGAAGTCGCCTTGCGTCACTGGCTGCAATGCGCCCGACAGCAGCCCAGCGCCAGCGCCAAAACCTGCCGCACTTGCCATAGATGCGCCAACAGGAGCGGCCATAGTCAACGGCAGCGTGCCGACTACGTTGCCAGTCATGCGACCAAAGTCGAAGTCAGGTTGCCCGCCACGCACGTCGCGTTTGTACTGCGCGTCTTGCTGAGTGACGTACTTATTGAACTCGGCGGCTTTGTTTGCAGCACCAGGCAGGCCGACAGCAGCACCGGTTTGGGTGAACAGCTGGCCCAGCGCGTTGATAGGGTCTGCAATGCCTTGGGCCACGCCTTGCACGCCACGCATGAAGGCACTAGGGCGCTCTGGTGGCAACATCGCCATCAAGCCATCGTTGTTGGTCTGCTGTGATTTTGGCGGCGGCAACATGCCCAACAAGTCGTCGCTGACTTCACCCTTTTTCGCCATTTCTAACTCGCGTCTCAGTGCGCTCGCGGTAGCGGCAAACTTTGTTGGATAGGCTGAGTCCGTTGCATAACCGGCCTTGTGAACTTGAAGGCCATAACCCGCAGCATCACCGCTCAACGCAGCCTGACGCGCCTTTGCATACATCGGCTTATCAAGCAACGCGGCCCAATCCGAAAGCGATTGCGCTGGGCTGTCGTATGAACGAAAGTCGTCTGGCATGCGAACCATGCGCCCATTGATCTCTTCGTTCGTTAGCGATCTGGCCTTTTTGCCACTCCAGTTGCTGCCGGCCTTGATGCCAAAATAATTGTTGGATGATGTGCCGTCTGCATTTTTCGGCAGCCTGTCGCCCCACCCGGTTTCCAAGGCCGCCTGCGTCATTGAAATATGCGCGGGGATTCCTGTTTGCGCTTCCAGGGCGCGGGCGTGTGGCAGCATTGCCTCAACAAACGCAGAAACGTTGTTTCTTGACATTGCTATGGCTCCATCGTTAAGCCCTGCCCTTTCCAGGCAGCGATAATTTGTTCTCTAGATAAATCGCTCCTCTTTGCGGCAGCTTCTAGCACTTGCTGCATCGTAAAGGTTCTAGGCTTTGGCCCAAGCACTTGCCCGCTTACCTGTGGAGTTCCAAGCCCACTTGGCCGAGCGGGCTGCTGCTGTGTGGCGCCTTGCGGTTGCTTTGTGCCGCCCTTCTGCCACTTTTCAAACGTTATAGCAGCGCGGTTTAGCTTGAAGTCATCCGGCGTGGCATCGTTTGCAAACAGCGGCACTTCGTTTGCGTATTTCTGCCACTCTGCGTCAAACCCAGAGATGTGCCCACGTCGAGCGAAGTAGGCTTCTTTGGCGTTTATGTACTCGACATCTCTGTTGTATTGAGCTCGCCGCGCATTTCGAATGGCTTCATTTACCGGCCCTTCTTTGTCAATAGACGGCACAGCTTGTACGAAAAGCGCCATGTCCCTGTCCGTTGAACTTCCAGAACCTGGTTCTCGCTCTCTTGGCGCCATGGATGCCGTCAATGACTGCATGCTTGATTTGTCGCTAGAGACAAAAGAAGAGACAGACGGCAACGTTTTGGACAGTGCATCTCCTGTCGGGGTGCGCCTATTCAGGGTGCCAAATTGATCCATTTTTGACAATGCAACAGCCTCTGGACGGAGGTTTTCACGCTCTGCATCAAGCAGCCTTCTGATTCGATCGCCCTCTCGGACGCGCACATCGTCTGCGCGTTTAGGCGGCAACCCATTCCACGGAGCTAGCGGGTCTGCCGGCTCTGGCGTAATTGCCGGAGCTTGCGGCGGCGGCGATCCGGCGCTGCCTCCAATAGGCGGAACGAATGCTGGCGCGGTTGGCGACCGCCCAGCAGAAGGCTGTTGCGGTGTTGGGTTTGGTGAAATCGACCATGTTCCAGTTCTAGGATCAAAGACAACAGGCGGCATGTCCGGCCTGTAATCATTGCCCGGAACGCCTTGATAGAACTGATACCTAGGCGAGTCTGTCGCTGCAACTAGATCGGCTGGATTACCAGTGGCAGCAAACCGCGCAACCGATTCCTGCGTAAACTTTTCGGGGTTAATTTTTGCCCACGGCGATTCGCCTTGCAGCGACTTGCGCAGCTCCAACGCTTTCAGCGGGCTGACTTTCATCAGTTCATTGATAAAGTTGTTCTGGTCAAACCCGCCCTGCGTCGGCAACGAAACCGCCTGCTGCGGGCCGACTGTATTTGCCGCGCTGTTGATTGCGCCCAAGTTGGCTCGGTCGAAGTCTGGATCGCCAGACATGGATTCCAACAACATGCGGCCTTGTTGTGAGCCAGGCGCAACGCCGCCGCCAAGTGAACCCGGCGAAGGCGGGACGAACGAATTGCGTGCAGCGGCCTTGATCTGCGCATCTAGATCGCGCGCGGACTGCCTGTCTTCGTCTTCCTGCTGCATCTTGCGCATCTGATACGCCTGCAGCATCTGCTTGTAGCGGTTGGCTTCCGCAGCCTGCTGTGCAGCCGGGAACGCGCCGAACGCAGCGCCCAGCCCGCCACCCTGCGACATAGGTGTCAGCAATGCCTGCGACGCACCCAGCAGGCCCATGGTGATCGGGTCATTAAACCCACCGCGTGCATCGAGCAATCCCGGCATGTCAGCCTCTGTTTTCAGGAACGTAGTCGGGGATGGGTTGCCCGCCATAACCCATAGCAGTGGGTGCAGCAGCCGGTGCAACACGGCTAGGCATGGCAGGCGGTTGGTAGCCCTGCCTGCGCGACAGCAGCCCGCCCATGTAGTTGTTCATCATCTGCGCGCTGCGCGTGTTGCCGCCGTACTGCGGGAACGGAGATTGTCCGAAGCCGCGAAACAGTGCGCTGAATTGCGGCGCAAACATTCCGGGGTTTTGCATAGCAGGCCCGCCGAGCAAGCCGCCGAGATACTGCGAGCCTTGCGGCATGTAGCCGCTGGTGATGTTTGACCAGTTCATGGTTGCCCCTTACCAGATCGTTCCGTTGCCGTTGGCGAATTGAAAAGCCGCGTCGTTATTGAACCCAGCCATCTCGGCAGATGACGGCCCGCTTGCAAACGGATTGCCGCCGCCCAGCAGGCCAAAGCTGCGCGCCATACCAAGCCCGCCAGCAGCGCCGCCCAGCGTACCCAGCATCGGGTTGATGGACTGCGATGCGCTTGCAGTACGTCCCAAGTTGGGATTGAACATAGACGCAAACACATCCAGCTGCTGACGCGGGTAGTTGTTGGCGTCCTGGAACTGCGCGTAGTCGGCGTTCAGGTAGTTTTGGCCGAGCGCTTGCTGCTGCTGGCCGATGCTGTTCAATGCGTTTGCATTGCCAAAGTCGAACGCTTGTCGTGCGCCGGCAAAGGCAGGAGCGGCCTGCACTGCACCGAGTTGGCGACCACGCTCAGCCTGATAGTTTTGCCCGTACAGGTTATTTGCAAACTGACCCAGCGAGTCACCGAATGCGCGGTTCTGCTGGCCCTGCAGTTCCGACTGAGCGCTGCCACCAAACGCGCCACCAAAGCCCGCTGCAGCGTTGGTCTGCGCTGCCGTGCCCATCTTGTACGCATCGGCCATGCGGCCCGCAGCGGCATCGTAGGTGCCTTGCAGGTATGGGTTGCTGTCCGGCGACAGGTATGCGCCAGACATCGTTTTGGACAGTTCTCCTTGCGCCTGATCAAACAGCGGCTGGCTGTAGTTGGCCGCATTGCGCGCCATGTCCATGCCGGCCAGCGTGTCCTCGGTAAACGGGGCAACGCGGTTGTATCCGTAGTCGTTGTACGGCAGGTTGGCAACGTCCTGCACCCTCTGGGCGTATTCGGGCGCATAGGGCTGCAGAAAGTCTGGCAACTCTTGCTTGCTGACTTGCGTGCCGCTGTTCTTTGATGATCTGCCGCCAAGCAGACCCCCCAACAACGTAGCGCCAATTGCAATCGGATTCACATTAATTCCCCGTCAATGATCGAGCGGCTACCCAGGTGCCAGGCGTGCCGCTCGCAACGCACACCCACTCCGTAATCACATACTTGCTGCCAGCGCTGCCCAGTTCTGTTGGCGTGCTGTTGCGCACCACATCGCCCTGCATCCAGTCGCCCGTCGTCGGGAACGAGGTATTAGCGGCGTGGATAGAGGCAATGCGGCCTTCTGTTGCCCCATTCACTTGGCGGGCAAGGCTTGCCAGCAGGTGCTTTAGAAATGGCAGGAAGGTTGGCCCCGTCAGCGACGGCAGCACCGGGTCTTCGTTCAGCTTCACTCGGAACTGACTCCCGACAAATCGACATCCAGCGCGGTGATTTCAAACCCGCCTGTGACGGTCATATCCACCTGATGCCAACGCGCCTCAGCCAGCACATCGAATCTCTTGTCGGCGTAGGTGGCGGATTGGTATGTAGATGGCACATCGCCCAGCGCATCGCCCACCAGCAGGTTCATGCTGGCAGCGGTGGGGTTTGCAATGAATCGCGGGCGCACCCGGCGCATGAGCGACAGATTGCCGTCGGTGCCGAAGTAAGTAGTACGGAAGGTGCTGCTGTTGGCCGAACCGTTTAGCGTGGCAATACGGTCGCCAGTGGTGACGATCGCCGCCGCTTCCATATCCGCGTCACGGAACAGGTCGTCGTAGCTCGGTGCGTCGATTGCTTCGTACGTCACACCAACCGGCGGCACAGTATCGAACGTACTGGACGGGGCCAGGTACTGCAGGCCAAACCTTGCTGCGTAGTTGCGCCCTCTGCCCCACTTGCCGGTGATGAAAGAGTAGATCAGGCAGTCATTCAGGCTGCCCGTTGACTCGCTGTTGGCAAACAGGATGTAGACGACGCCTTCTGCGCGATCTACAACGCAAGAGGTTTTCTCGCGGTAGGTGGGATTCAGCCGCTGGTAAAACCACCGACGTACTATCCCGTCGCCAATTTTAACAGGGCGCGAGCCGTCAAACACATACATGCCGCGCGGGCCGACAACAAAATGTGCGGGCGCACCATTCACCACAATCTGCGCCACCGCGTACTTGCCGACGCACCCGCCATCACCTGGCACTAGCTGCCAAGTCCACCACAGCGGCGGGCCGGAATTAGTTCCCAGATACACGCCCGTGTTCTTGTACACCACCATCTGCTCGCCTAGCGGCTTGGCGGCACGAATGGGGCCGGGTGTGGCATACAGACGCCCACGCACCGAACCGCTTGCAATGGCAGGCGTCCAGTCCGTAGCGTTGGCCTGCGCACTGCTCCACCACCCGTCGTCATAGTCCCAGCTCGCGCCGTCGGATGCGTTAAACGCCATCACAAACAGGCCAACCGTCTCCACAATCTCAGCGCGCGGTGCGCCAGTGATGTCAGCAAACAGGCTGCCAGTGGATACCTGCATCACCGTGCCGTTGTTGGCCGCCAGCACCTGGTTGCCGAAGGTGGTGAAGTACCAGCTACTGGACGCGGGCGCGGAGTAGTTACCTGCTGAGCGGGTAACGTCTACCCAGGTTGCGCCGCTGGCTGAGTACAGTTTCGTGGCCGTGCCCATGTATAGCGTCTTGGAGCTATCTACGCGCTCCACAGTGGCCGCGCCGTAGATTTCCGATGCGGCGGTAGCGATGCCGGTGTCTAGCGCCTCTGGAGCGGATTTGATGCTGCGCTCGATGGGCATGACGCCGGTAGCGTCCACTAGTGCGCCAGCCACACCCGGATCAGCGTCCGGGGCGAATTGGGTCAACGGAACCAGCATGTCAGCCGAACCGGATGTCATAGGCCGGCAGATGCACCGGCAGTTCGCGCTGCTTGTACCAGGTGGCCGAGTTCTCGACGTTGCGCAGTTCGTTGCGGTTCAATTCCGCGATGCGCGCAATCGTCATCTGTTCGTACTGCACCAGGCGCGTGTCATCCAGCACGAACTTGCGTGCTTCTGCGAGCGATGCCATGAGATACACATCCGGGTAGTCCTGCAGCACCCAGTTGGTGTCGCTGTCTGCTACCAAGTTTGGTAGGCGCACCGAGTAGATAAAGGTGGGCGATGAACTGTCAGCCGGGTAGAGCTTGATCTGGTTGTTAACGATGGAATACACC